CGCTTGTGCTGCAGTTCGCTATTCAGGCGCGGCGCTGATGATGGCTGGAATGGTCCCAATGGCCCGAACATCTGGGGGGACGGTAGTACGAGGGGGGGAGTGTCGCGTTCGCGCTGTGCGGCCCCAAAACCCAAAAAGGGCACCCCGAGAGACAGGGGGCAGGCCATGAAAACCGCCACCAAAGCAATCAAATTCCTAGAGAGCCTTTGCATCCCAGAAGGCCCCAAGGCTGGCGACAAGGTAAAGCTGGCACCGTTTCAAAAGCAATTCGTCAAGGGTGCCTTGGCTGATGATGTGAACGTGGCAATTCTCAGCATTGGACGGGGCAACGCGAAAACCGCCCTGAGTGCTGGCATCGCCTTGGGTGCTGTCATGGGCGAATGGGACAAACAGCCCCGGCGTGAGATCGTGATAGCGGCCCGCGTTCGGGATCAAGCCCGGATTGCCTTTGACTTCGTGGTGGGTTTCATCCGTTCCCTGCCCGATGAAGTGCAGGCGGAATTTAAGATACGGCGTTCGCCCCGGCTGGAAATCGAGTATGAAGGCGACGGCGGCGGGCATTTCATCCGGGCGATTGCTGCAGATGGCAAGACGGCTTTGGGATCGGCCCCTACTCTGTGCCTGATGGATGAGCGCGGCCATTGGCCTTTGGACCGTGGCGACGATCTGGAACACGCTCTGTTGTCGGGATTGGGCAAGAGAAACGGCAAGGCCCTTATCATCTCGACCAGTGCCGCGACGGATTCGCACCCGTTTTCTGTCTGGCTGGATAACCCCGGCCCCGGCATTTACATTCAAGAGCATCGCCCTGCACCGGGCTTGCCGGTTGACGATCGGGAAAGCCTGCTGGCTGCAAACCCCGGCGCAAAGCACGGCATCGGTTCAAGTGTGGACTGGCTGCAGGCTCAGGCGCGGCGCGCGATTGCGCGGGGCGGTTCCACCCTCACAAGCTACCGCCTGTATAACCGGAATGAGCGGGTGAGCGGCGAATCCCGCGACGTGCTGCTGACTGGCGACGAATGGCTTTTGTGCGAAACCGCTGATCTGCCACCCCGAGAGGGGCAGGTTATCGTCGGAATCGACTTGGGCGGCTCTGCATCTATGACCGCCTGCGCGTTCTACTGGCCTGCATCGGGGCGGCTGGAGTGTCTGGGCACCTTCCCAAGCAATCCCGGCCTTGCCGACCGTGGCGCGAATGATGGCGTCTCAGGGCGCTATGTCGAAATGCACGGCAGGGGCGAGCTGTCGCTTTTGGGTGATAAGACCGTGCCGATTGCCGCATGGCTTGGCGAGGTTCTGGAGCAAGTCGAAGGCGAGACAATCGCGGCGATTATTGCCGACCGATACAAGCAATCTGAGCTTGGCGAGGCCATGGACCGGGCGGGCATCCGTGCCCCGATTGTCTGGCGTGGCACCGGCTGGAGAGACGGCGGCGAGGATTGCGAGAGGTTCCGGCGGGCGGCGTTTGACGGCAAGGTGAAATCCCGGCCTTCCCTGCTGCTGCGTTCGGCTTTCGCTGATGCTGTCGTGCTGAAAGACCCGGCGAACAATCTGAAATTGGCTAAGGCCCGTTCAACCGGGCGAATTGATGCGGTGCAAGCTGCTGTCATTGCCATTGCTGAGGGTGCGCGGCGCATTGGCAGGCCCGCGACAAAGGCACGGGTGGCGACATGGGTTTGAATTACAAACGTCATTCTCAGGCTGTCATTCGTTCTAAGCGATGGAAAGGGCTGAGGCTGGAGGCCCTGCGCCGCGATGGCTGGGTTTGCGTCCAGTGCGGTGCCAGCGGGCGGCTGGAGGTGGATCATATCCGCCCGGTTCGTGACGCGCCCGAGCTGTCTTTCGATCTGGGCAACCTGCAGGCCCTTTGTCGATCCTGTCACACCCGGAAAACCCGAATTGAATGTGGGCACAAACCCGCGTCACCCGACCGCCTGAAATGGCGTGAATTAGTCGCTGATCTGGCGGCATCCCCTAACGAGCATAAAGGAAAACACCATGCTTGATTCTGTTAAAATCCAACGGCGGCAATCTGAAATCCGCCAAAACCTTGCCGAGCTGGTAGGCAAAGAGACACCATCCGAGGACGAAACCCGTTCCATGGAAACGCTGGATACCGAGTATCGCACCAATGAAACCCGGTTCCGGGCGGCTCTGGTGGCTGAGGATACCGAGCGCCGCGCGGCTGGCGACGAGCTGGAAACCCGTTCTGACCGTGAATTTTCGGACATGATGGCAGGCTTTGAAATGCGCCAAGTGGCTTTGGCTCTGGACGAGGGCGCGGCCCTTTCCGGGCGCACGGCTGAAATCGTGCAAGAGCTGCGTTCGCAAGGCGGTTTCCGTGGCATCCCGATTCCGTGGCAAGCTCTGGAGCAACGCGCCGGTGAAACCATCGCGGGCGACAATGCCGACCCTATCCAAACGCGGCCCATCATTGACCGCCTGTTCCCCGGCTCTGCAGCGGCCCGCATGGGTGCGCAATCTATCAGCATCCCGCAAGGTTCTGTTGAATGGCCTGTGACAACCGACGGCGCAACCGTTGGCTGGCAAGCGACTGAGACAGGCAACGTGGGCGCTGCTGCGGCCTATAAGACTGCTGACAAGGCGCTGTCACCTGACAACACCTTGGGCGTTCAAATGAAGATCACGCGCAAGGCTTTGAAGCAATCCGGCGCGGCTCTGGAGGCGGCTGTTCGTCGTGACATGAATAGCGCAATCGGTGCTGAATTGGACCGGGTTGTGTTCCTTGGTTCTGGCGCGTCCGGGCAACCTTTGGGCGTTATGACCACCCCGGCAACCTATGGCATCACAAGCACGGCTGTCACGGCGGCGGCGGATTGGGCGGCGTTCCGGGCGGCTGTGGTTCGTTTCATGGCTGGCAATGCGGCGGGTTCGCCGGATGCTGTGAAGCTGCTTATCCGTCCCGAGGTTTGGGCCTTCATGGATGAAAGCCTTATCAGTGGCACGGCGGTTTCCGAATGGGACCGGATGCTTGCCAATATCCCGGCGGCAAACATCGTTATGACCACAAACGGGCTTGCGGCACCTACGGCGGCGTTCAAACCCACCAACGCGCTGTTGACCACAAACGCGGGCGGCGTGGCCCCTATGTTCGTCGGAATGTGGGGTGCTGTGGATCTGATTAGGGACGTTTTTTCAGATGCACAATCCGGCGGCTTGCGCGTCACTGCGCTGGCGACAATGGACGTTACTGTGGCCCGTGGTTCTCAGCTTGAAATGCTGACCGCAGTTCGCACGGCGGCAAGCTAATGCTCTGGGGAGGCCATGACGGCGCGGGGCTGGAGCTTCGCAAACGGGCATCCGGTGCTATGGCGCTGCATGGCCGTTTCCCCTACGGCGTTCCCGCTGTCCTTTCGGATGGCGGGCGCACCGGGCGACCTAAAAAAGAGGTTATCGCACCAAAGGCTTTTGAGTTTCGGATTAACACCCCATCCGAACATGACGGCAAGCCCAAGGATATTCACCTGCTGAGCGGGCACGACTTTGGCAAGCCCTTGGCGTCGGTTCGCTCTGGCACTCTGGAGCTTAAAGACAGTGCCGAGGCCCTGACATTCGTGGCAAATATCAGCCCTGAAATGCAGGAAGTGAGCTATGTTAAGGATGCGCTGTCGGCTATCGCGGCGGGCTTGGCTGTCGGCATATCGCCGGGGTTCCGCCTGCCACCAAAGCGGCGCGTTCCTGAGCCTGAGACGGTAGAGGATGAAGGTATGGACCCCGAGAATGGGGCTTTCAATGCAATCATTCGCACCGTGCTTTCGGCGCTTCTCTATGAGCTGTCGATCGTAACCCGTCCGGCCTATCCCGAAACTCAAATTGAGTCGCGTTCGTGGGCACCGGCACCGCAAGCCCGCTTGTTCATTCCCAAGCACAAGCTGCAGCGATGGAGGGCGTAACCGATGGCTGAGACATTACACCAGACTGAGGCCACCCCGGCGACCTATCCAAATGGTGACTATCCTTTTCTGTGGCACCGTATCGAGGCTTACACGGCACGGCGCTGGACACCCCGCAACGTGACATGGCTTGTGCGCGGCCCCGGCGAGTGGGTGCCACCCTTGGCCCCGGCTGAGGTTGTCCAGGCGTATATCTGGACGGGCGACGATTGGGCAGAAATTACCCTGGCACCGGCCCCGCGTGGGTTCGATCTGCAGGACGGGCGTTTCAAGATTGATTGCACCGTTGGCACCGACAACGCGGCCCCCGCTGCAGTGCTGGAGGCGTTCGACCGCCTGTCAAAGTATGTGGTGGCTGAGGTTGCGGGCGTTCCCGGCGCGTCCAGTTATTCAATCGACATGGGGCAACTGTCGGAAAGTATCACCCGGCACCCGGCTTTCATGGCGCGGGCGCTGGATAACAGCGGGGCGGCTGATCTGTTGCGCCCGTATAGGAGAAATTGAGCATGTGGCCATTTTCAAAGCGGGCTGAGCCTGAAACCGAAAAGCGATCAAGCGGGGCGGGATATACGGCGGCAATCATGGCAGCACGGGAAAGCTATATCTCGGGCGCGTCTGGTGTTGCTGAGCTGACCGCGACCGTTCAATCCTGCATTACCCTTTGGGAAGGCGCTCTGAGCCTTGCCGATGTGCAGGGCACCGACCTGTTGACCCGTCGCACCATGGCGCTCTTTGCCCGTTCTCTGGCGCTCAGGGGCGAGGCGGTTTTCCTGATCCGCGAAGCCGGGCTTGTTCCCTGCAGCGATTGGGAGCTTTCCACCCGCGACGGGTTGCCCCGTGCCTATCGGCTTTCAATCTCTGAGGCGGGCGGCGGCACGACTGAAACCGCTCTGGCGGCTGAGGTGCTGCACGTTCGGCTTGGCGCTGATCCTGTTGCACCATGGGCAGGGCAGGCACCCTTGCGGCGTTCGGCTTTGACGGCTGGCATGTTGCAAGAGGTGGAAACCACCTTGCGCGAGGTTTACCAAAACAGCCCGATTGCGTCTCAGATTGTGCCATTCCCCGAGGCGACGGGCACCGACTTGGACGCCATGGGCCGGGACTTTTCAGGCAAGAAAGGCCGGGTGCTGATGCGCGAATCTGTGCAGGTATCTGCAGCGGGTGGCGCGGCCCCGTCTCAGGACTGGAAACCGCAAGACGTGACCCCGGACTTGGGCAAGGCCATGCCCCGCGAAATGCTGGAGGCGGCGCGGGGTTCCGTCATGGGTTGTTTCGGGGTGCTACCGGCGCTCTTTGACAAGGCGACAACCGGCCCCCTTGTGAGGGAAGCGCAACGCCACCTTGCGGGGTGGATGCTGCAACCCGTCGCGGCGCTATTGGCTGAGGAAGCATCGGACAAGCTGGGCAGTGAAGTTGTCATAGACGTGATGCGCCCGGTTCAAGCCTATGACGTGGGCGGCAGGGCGCGGGCTTTGTCCACCATGATTGAAGGGCTGGCACGGGCTAAGGAATTGGGCCTGTCACCGGATGAAGTGAACAAAGCTCTAACGCTGGTAAATTGGGGGGAGAATGACAATGCAGCATGATGAAGTGCAACCCGGCGATATTGTGCAACTGAAATCAGGCGGGCGTCACATGACGGCGGGCAAAGAGGTTTACAATAACCCGGCGGCGCTGACCTGCTATTGGTTTGAAAACGCCACAATGCACAAGTCTGAGGTTCCCAAGGTGGCGCTAAGCAAGCTCAAACTAAACAGCCCGATTTAAGCCCGCTGCAGGCCCATCTAGGGCAGGTGATAGGGAAAGGGTGCTGAATAGGTATCGGGGCGCTCTGGTGGCGTCCCTGCCCGTCCTATGGCCTGTATCTGGGCAAGCATTGGCTCTTTGCGGACTGTGTAACATAGGTTATTGTTACACATATCAGACAAGAAAGGCCCGACCGTGAAACCTGATCCGATGAATACCGCTGAAACCACCATAATCAGGCGACCGCCAAGCCAAGGACCGGGCAGTGGGAAGGCGGCATGGGTGGCATATGCTAATGAGTTGAGTTCGGGAAATCATTTTGCGTTCGAGACAATTGACCAGCAATCCGCGACCATCCGCGATCTGCAGGCGGAAATAGAGCTGCTGTGAAAACAGATTGAAACCCGCAAGCCCAAGGGCGGCAAGCCCCGGATTGATGACGCCAAGACGGCACGAATTGAGGCTGAGCTAGAGGCCGGACATTCAAAGCGTAGCATCGCGGCGCGGCATCGGGTTTCTGCTATGACTGTGGTTCGGGTTGCACAACGGGTTGCGGCGCGGGGTGCTGTTTTATCCTGACACCCCGTCGCGGGTTGCGGCATGGGGTGCGGTATCTGTCAACGGGTGACAGATGGCAGCTCACTGGTAACGTTTGCAGTGACCACCACACAACCGGGGCGCGACCGACACCCCGCAAAATCATTTAACATAAAACCCGTTACCTGCATAACACCCGCCAAACGTGAAAACACCCCGCACAACAACCCGTTGCGGGGTGTTCTTAATTCTGCGCACCCCATAGGGCACCCCGTCGCGGGTTACTCTTTCGATTTGGCAGGGTAGCGGGCCATGAAAGCGGCCTGAGCTTCCCGGCGGGCTTCCACCTGTTCAGGCGTGGCGCGGGCGTAACCCGTTCGCTGGTGGCCCCGGTGAAAGCCCCAAACATGAAGGACAAGGCCCCGAGCTGTAAGGCGGGACTTGGCGCGGCTGACTGATGCACGATTAGACGGGGTGTATTCCAAGCCCAAGCTGTCGATTATTTCCCGAGTTGTCGGGGCATCGCCACAATTCATTGCATCCACCATAGGGGGCAGTAGTTCCAGAATATCCTTTTGCTGCTGACTTAATCCGCGCCCCATGCCCTGCCCTTTCTATCGGTTACACTCAACCAACTTGGGGCAGTGTAA